TTACCTTCTAACTGCTTAGCCGTATCAAATGATGATAATGCTTTCATATCCCAATGGTCGCCAATGTGAACTATAACGTCTGGCTTCTTTTCTACGATGTAATTGCCACACGCGGTAAGATGGTCGGTAGGGTCGCCATACTTAACTTGTGTATCTGGTATAACTAATATCTTTAAGCCTTTTGATATCTTACTAACCTTAGCTGGCGCTCCTTTTAAGAACTTAGCAATGCTAGCTCTTTTCTTTGCTCTTGATAGTGAGCGACTAATTACTGAGCTATTAACACCCATCATCTTAGCTGCCTTGTTTACTTTACATTCGTTGTCATAGTAAGCGTTGATATTTTTAGCTTGTGCTTTGTTACAGTACTTTAATAAATCTTTTTTATCAGTCATTTTAGTATTCCTTTTGGTTGTTGATTTAATTAAGATAGTTTATCTTTTTTAATAGTGCAAGCTTTATTTTCATTTATTTACTAAATGACCAATGACAAACGTTATGCTTATCATCTAAATCATTAAAATCTCCTAGTGACTCAGGCCAAATAACTGTAACGTCTACCACATCATTCTTTGCAGCTAGGTTAGCGCGAGCACACTCAAAAGCTGAGGCGTGGCCAGTACCTGATTTGTCATTATCTGCGAATATATATAGCTTAGTAATTCCCGGTGGTGCTCTAAACTTCTTCATAAAGCCTGAGTTAACAGTAGCCCATACTGGCACATTGTATTTGTCACTGGCTGATAATGCCGTTTCAATCCCCTCAGCGATACCTAGCGTCTTACCTGCCTCCATCAATCGAATAACAGGACTCTTGTAATCAGTATCTGTAATATTACGAACCTTACGAGCTATACATTTAAGCCCATCTAGGTACGTATAGTGATATTGTAATACTTCTAACGTTTGCGAGTCTGTCACGGTTGATAGCATTACCGGGTAACTGCCAGTCACTTTACCATCGCTGTAATAAGGTAGTGATTCACAAAACTCTACAGACATTTGAGGTAAGACTGTGATACCCCTCTCCTTGAGATATAATTCTGCTAAGCTACCCTTTATTACCTTAGCTGCTTCTTTGGCTTTTCTGACGCTTACAGGAGCTTTGGGTGGCTCATAGTCGTGTGTATTGCCGATAATTAAATCTATCTCCTTGGCTACCTCACTAAACGGCTTGCCTGTAATCTCCATTAGTAAGTTAAAACCACTTCCTGAGCCACAAACACAAATCCATGAACAATCACCGCGGTATTCGTTAATTCTAATACCAGAGGACCCTTTCCTTTCACATATGGGGCATTGTATGTGACGGTTATTAGTAAACCTTAGACCGTAATGGGTTAGGATTGTATCCCAGTTACCTTTGGCCGCGTCAACTGTTTTCATTATAAGCCAGCCCACATTAGAAAGTATTCAACACAACTAGCTGCTAGAATTAATACACCTACTAATGCTGCTTTTTTATTATCTGACATTTTATTCTCCTTTTGACTTGATTGATGTAAAGATAGACGTTAACTAAATAGAATGCAAGACATTTAGAAGTTATTTTTCATTTTATTTTTAGAACGCGCCCACGCTATAGCTTTATGTTTAACAAATCCACGTACCTGTTCACCGGGTTGTGCTGCTGTATCCCTTAAACTTTTAGGCCATGCACCAACCATATCTTTGTATAAATGAGAACACCAACCATCAGTGAGATTCTTACCTGATAGCATTCTTTCGCGCTGGTATCCTTTTATTTCGGACCAGATACGCTGTTTATCGTCTTTGGTGTATTTGTTAGTAGTCTTAATAGCTTTTAGTTCGCCCTCTTCTACTTCTACATTCTCAACGAATTTAGGTACAAATCCACAATTACTACATTCATGCTCACCTGCTTTCTTTAGATGCTTACACTTCTGGCATTCTTTAGGTTCTTTCTCTTTCTTTTTCTTTTCTTGTTTCTCTTTAAGTTCTGCCGCTTCTTTCTTATCGCCAGTATCGAGTCTATCAATTTCAATATCATCAGGGAATCCTAAGCTGATTAAATTCCCAGCATGGTCAAGGATGATTAAGTGGTCCTTACCCTCCGCTACTCTCAATCCTCTACCTAACTTCTGTACGTGGCGTATATTAGATTTAGTGGGCGCAGCATCTACAATACAACGAACATCAGAATCAAACCCTGCTACTAGTGTACCAACGTTAACGAGTATCTTGATATTGCCTTTCTTAAACTGGGTAAAGTATACCTCGCGTTCTTCCATTGGAGTTCTACCGGTAATTACTACATTAGATATATTAACTCTATCAAGTTCAGCACCGATAAATTCAGCATGAGCCACGTTCACAGCAAAGCAGATAGTAGGTCTATTCTCGCCATGCTTGAGCCAAGTATCAATAACACAACCCACAAGCTTAGGGTCAGACATACGCTTACCTAACTGTCCCTCATGATAATCGCCTGCCACTGTTTTAATGCCTGTTAAATCTGGTGTGTCGTGACTGTATGCTACATAATCAGATAAGAATCCATCATCAATTAACTGTCTCATAGATGAGGTGTGAATTAGATTATCATAATACTTACCTAATCCCTTAGAGAATGGAGAACCAGATAAACCTATTACAGGTACATTAGTATCCTTCATTAGCTTACATATAACTTCATATTGTAAGTGGGCTTCATCTACTATGATTAAATCAACATCGGGAATGGCTCGTCTTGATAATGTTTGAACAGATGCTATCTGTAAACGTTTACCCGGATTGGTCCACGGATGGTCGGCTTGCATAACGCCCGGCTTAGGTATACCTTGAGCCATAAATGAACGTGCAGTCTGATTAATTAATGCTGTATATGGTGCTACAAACATTACCTTTTTACCCTTGTTTAACGCACTTGTAACGATATGAGCTGCTACAACGGTTTTACCAAACGCCACAGGAGCATATAGCATAGGTCGCTTTTTACCCTGACCAAATGACATTCTTAATTCATCAATGGCAGCTTGCTGGTGTGGGTATAAATCATATAACATTAAAATAAACTCCCATCTTGGTACGTGACTTTGTATTTATCAACGGTAAGTCGTAGCCATGTATTAGCTCTGGACCTAACATCCTTATCTCCATCGTTAGTCATTTTAAAGTATATATCAGAATATCTAGAACACACTTTTTTCTGTATGTTAATTGGTAGCATGTCTAGCTGTGCTTCTATCCAGCTTGTGTCATTGTATGTTGGGCCATCTTCGGCACTGTAATGGTATTTCGGAATCATGGATATCCCCTTAGCGGTTTAATTACCACTAACTATAGGCGCATTTTATCAATAAGCAATGTATTTTTTAATTTATTTTAATTAGGTAAATTTTGACAATAAGAATCATTAGACCCCTTAAAGTCCGATTAGACCATGTAGGGTACTTGCTATCTTTTATGCATTACTATTCAATATTACCAAAACACTTATCAGAAATGGTTTTTACAAGCCATGAACTTGGAATTACATCGTATCTTAAAGTATTCTGTTTATTGCACCCCTTTAATAGTGTAGGGATACAAGCACCGGGTCTATAATCCACTTACAAAGCATCTATAAAGATGAGTCCTTCCGTAAGCTTTGCCAATCTCGCTTTCGTTAGATTAGCTGGTGCTGCTTTGGTAATCGTTTGCTCTGTTGATTTGGGCGGATTGTTTTACGATAGTTACCGAGAATATCGGTTATTTAGTATGGATTTCAGAGGAAAAAAAAGGTTTAGGTAGAGTTTCTGCTGAAGCGTGATTATTTTAACAACCACCAGAAACATCTCCTAAACCTTTCCTATCATCCGGGCTTCAGACCAAATAACGTAGTTAGTATACCACAGTTATTATTTTAAGTGCAAGTAAATTAATTCATTTGAAAAAGTTCTCTTTATTTCTTGCTATATATAGTATAGGTGCTATTATTAAATTGAACCAACCAAACAGGAGATGAACAAATGAGTACTTTAATATTTTACATAGGGTTTGCCGCGTGGCTTACCCACGTCATTAGTTGTTTCGCAGATGAAGCATGGGGCTTACTCATAGCAGGTGCTTTAATGTTCCCTATAGCCATCGTTAACGGCATTTACATTTGGTTTACTTAAGGGTGATAATGAATAATACAGTAAACACTAAGCATTATGATGTTTTTGAATATAAAATAACAAAGGAAGATATTGAGCGAGGCT